TATACGGTAGATCATCGGTAAGAGTATATATCTACCTGGTATAGTATTATCTTATATATTCTCTTTAGACTTCGTCTCTTTAAGATTAAAACAAAGATTAAGATTAAGAATAAGAATACTAAGAATATTAAGAGTATCTATAGGGGGGGTATGTGGGGGGGGGCAGGGGGCGAGACAATTTATGTAATTCTTGTAATTCTTGTAATTCGTCTGACCGTCAGACAAAATACTTGAAAAAATCGCTTGACAAGCCGGTATGTTCCGTGGTATCATCTCCAGCGAAAGAAGAAAAATGCCGCGAGTCATCGTTGACATGACGCCCATCGGCAAGGCCCGCCCCCGCAAGGGGCGCGGCGGACATTTCTACACCCCCAAGCTCACCGCCGACGCCGAAAAGATCATCCGCTACTACTACCGCGCCGCAAACCCCGACGCCAAACCCCTCACCGGCCCCGTCCGGTTCGTTCTGTCGGCCTACTTCCCGGCCAAACGCGACGAAACATGGCACGTCTCCCGCCCGGACCTGTCGAACATCGTCAAGCTGGCCGAAGATGCGCTGAACGGCCTGGCCTACAAAGACGACTCACAAATCTGCGAGATTCTGTGCCGAAAGAAATACACCCGCGCCGACCCGCGGCTCGACATCGAGGTCACCGAAGCGTGATAATCTGCGGCGACGCCGTCAGGGAACTTCGGTTGCTACCCGATGAGTCCGTCCATTGTTGCGTTACCAGCCCACCCTACTACGGCCTCCGCGATTACGGCACGGCGAAATGGGAGGGCGGAGACCCGGAGTGTGGCCATATCAAGCAAATGCCCGTATTGGCGGATTCTACCTCGACCTTGGGTATTCCTGCCGATGGCGGACCGCGGCGCATTGGGGACAATAACAAAACCGTGGTAGGTAAATTGGTCTACAAAGATACTTGCCCCAAGTGTGGCGCACATCGCATTGACTCCCAACTCGGCCTCGAACGGACGCCCGAGGAATACGTCGCCAAGATGGTCGAGGTGTTCCGCGAAGTCCGGCGGGTGCTGAGGAAGGACGGGACGCTCTGGCTGAATCTTGGGGATTCATATGTCGGGGTAAATAATACCAATAAGGGTGGGAATGCCAATTTCGGAAGTCAACCGGCAAGGACATTCGATCAATCTGCAAAAAATCGTGGCATGAATTGCCGCCTAAAAACCTAATTGGCATCCCCTGGCGCGTGGCCTTCGCCCTCCAGGCCGACGGGTGGTATCTCCGGTCGGACATAATTTGGAGCAAGTCCAATCCCATGCCGGAGAGCGTGACGGACAGGCCGACCAAAAGCCATGAATACGTTTTCCTGATGTCTAGGGCGGCCAAGTATTTCTATGACGCGGAGGCGATAAAGGAACCTATGGCCGATGCTTCGGCGGCGAGATATGACTACTCATTCGGGGGAGCAAAGAACGAACACCTCAAGGCAACCGATAAGCCGACGGCTGTTGTGGGGATGAGAAAGCTGACGAATGACCGCAACCGTCGCTCTGTCTGGACTATAACCACCAAGCCGTTCAAGGGGGCGCACTTCGCCACGTTCCCGCCGGACCTCATCGAGCCGATGATAAAGGCCGGGTGTCCGAAAGGGGGAACGGTCCTTGACCCCTTCTTCGGGGCCGGGACAACCGGCCTCGTCGCCCTCCGGCTTGGCCGGGACTTCATCGGAATTGATCTCAACCCGGAATACTGCGAGATGGCCCGCAAGAGAATATACGGGGATATTGTGACGGAGACCGCCGTACCATGAAAATTGGCTTGTTCAGGGACGAATGCCTGATTGTCGGCTCTTGCGGAGTCAAAGACCCCGGATGCGAGGTCGTCGTCGACGTCCCCGCGCCCGTTCAACGCGAAATAAAACAGCTTGAGAAAGTCTTTTGGTCGCTTCAAAAGACGCTCCAAGCCATGTATGAAAGGGGAAAAAATGGAACCATTCAGGTGTGAGTTTCCTGGCCGGGCGTTCACCCTCTACCCGCTCGGCGATTGGCACGTCGGCTCCCGCCAATGCGACGAGAGCTTCATCCGCCAAGTCGTCGACGAGATCCGCCGCCGCCCGGACGCCAGATGGGTCGGCATGGGCGATTTCATGGAAAATGCCATCGTCGGCTCGAAGTCGGATGTCTACACCCAAGTCGTCCCGCCGAAAACCCAGATGGACTACATCGTCGACATTCTCGAACCCATCCGGGAAAAGGGCCTGTTCATCATCGCCGGAAACCACGAACAGCGGACCATGCGGATGGCCGGGATTCAACCGGAGGCCTACATCGCCACGCGGCTCGACCTCCCGTTTACGGGGTTTTCCTGCTACGCGAGATTCGCCCTCAAGGACTCCCACAACAGCGCGAACCGATATTTCACGGCGTATTTCCATCACAACTACGGGGGCGGATACTCGATGGGCGGCAAAATAAACCGGGCCGAACAACTCCGGCTCATCGTCCCGACAGCCGACGCCATCTTCTCCGGCCATTTCCACACCACATCGAGGACGCCCGTCACGTGGTATGAACTCGGGGAGACCAAGATCATCGAGAAGCGCGGTGTGGACTACATCACCGGCTCGGCCCTGGATTGGCCGGAATCATACGCCGAGGAACGGGCCAGACGCCCCGCCGTCAAGGAACATATCACCGTGGAGTTTGTCGCCGGGAAAACCGGAAGCTATGACTCGCGGCAACAGAATTACGGAATCATCGCCAAAAAACAAACACCCCCCAAAAAATAATTTCCTTTGCTTTCAGCAACTTATAAAATATCGCTTGACAACGGGAAATTATATGCTATAATCGGCATATAAGAGAAACGGCATATATGGACGCCACATATCGTCTGTTCTGCCAAAAATGCGGGTCGAACCTTACGTTCATGACCAACGGCGGAGGCGTTACCTCCTGGGCAGACAGGATGTTGCGGTGCCCGTATTGCTCGTGGAATAACGAGGTCTACCGATGCCATATAAAGTCTCTGATTCAAAGGTACTTCACAAAAAAGACGGCCGATGGGTCACCAAGCAGACCTGCCGAAGCCCCGAGGCCGCAAGACGCGCCATGAGACTGCTTAATGCCCTGGACCACGGCTATGAGCCGTCAAAGCCCAGGAAATACGTGGAAAGCTGAAATGCCAAGACGCAAAAAGTCGGTCCCTGAAACCCCGGATACATCCGAGGGCGCGGGGCGGATTGACCCTGACCCCAATCCCGAAACGCTCAAGACCGACATCCAGGGTTTCCGGGGCGGTTTGGATATTGGTCTGGCCCGTGTCCTCCCTTCGGGCCAGACCCTCGAAAGCGAGCTTGGGTCATTCATAGACGAGGTGCTTTCGGCGGAACTCAAGAACCAGGAAACCCTGATCAAAAACATCCGCCGGGCCGAACGTCAATACGCCGGGAAAAAGCGGCCGAAGTCTTTCCCCTGGACCGGTTGCTCCAACCTGGCGATCCCCGAAACCCGAAAAAATATCGACACCTTCCTGGTCCGGGTCTTTGACGCCATCTTCAACCGGCGCAAGTTCTTTCTCCTCAAGGCCCTCAAACCCGAACTCCACGACACCGTCCGCAAACTCGAAGATGCCCTCGATTGGTATCTCCGCCATGTCATCGAGTTCAAAAAGAAAATCCTTTCGCCCCTCATGCAGAGCCTCAAGAGCGGGACCGGCGTCCTTCATGTGACCTGGGAGAGCAAAAAGCGGACGGTATACCGCTATGCCACCTCAGAAGAGACCGAAAACACGGAAATTGTGAAATATCGGGCCGCCGAAGGCGACAAAATCGTGAAAGAGGTCCAAACCCTCTACGAAGGACCGCAACTTTTCCCCGTCTCCCGCGAGGATTTCATCATATCCTCCGACTCCGAGTCCGTCCAAGACGCCCTGTTGGTCGGTTTTCGGAAATACTACCGGGAGTCCGAAATTCGGCTGAAGGAGCGGCAAGGGCTTTTCCGCAAGGGGTCGGCCGAAAAGATGACCGCCGGGAGATACGACGACGTCAAGGAGGGCCGGGCCGAAAATCAAGGCAAGGAACTCCGGCCTCCGGCTGTCGCCGAACCATTCGAGGTCTGGACCCTCTGGACAAACTACGACGTCGACGGGGACGGGGAGACGGACTCCATCGTCGTGAACTATCACCGGCCGAGCGGACTTATCCTCCGGGCCATCTACAACCCCGTGTTCACGAACACGCGCCCGTTCGTCCCCCTGGTCGGGAACCCCGTCGAGTTCTCGTTCGACGGCTCCGGCCTCTGTGACGTCATGTATCACATCCAAGAGGCCATCGACGCCGTCGCCAACCAGAGAATCGACCGGGGAACGCTCCTGAACACGGTGGTCGCGCTGATTCGCGCCGGAGTCGGCCGCGACATGGCGAATTTCAAGTTCCAGCCCGGCAAAACCTATGAGGTCGAGGAGGGGAGCCTGGACGAGGCGTTCAAGATCATCCCCGTCCCGCCCGTCCCCCCGTCCGCCTTCCAAGAGGAGGCGAACCTCCGGCAGATGGGCCGCGAACTCTGCGGCAACACGCCCGAGGTCATGGGATTCTCGTCGGCCGACCGGCCCGTTTTCAAGGAAACGATGGCCCGGCTCGAAGAGGTCAACAAGAAATTCAAGGCGTTCATCGACTTCATCCGGGACGGCCTCGTCGAGACGGTCTATGAAATTTTGGAGCTTTATTCGCAGTATCAGCCCGTCTTGAACTACAAGACGATGGAGGATGCGAAGTGGGTGGAGCAGACGATTTCCATTCCAGCTATGTCCATCCGGGACGGGATCGCCATCGAGCTTTCGGCCGCCTCGGAGGTCTTGAGCCAGGACGCCCGGCGCGAAATCTGGATGAACGTATTCATGCTGATACGGCAGTTCCAGACGGACATGGGCGGGATGGCCCAGATGCTGACGAGTCCGCAAGTGCCGAGCGAGATGAAGAAGGTGGTCGTTGAAGCCAACCGCATCGGCGTCGAGGTGA